GAAGGTCTACTCGAAGAGCGCCGACCATACTGGTCGCTGCGCCAGAATAAGACCCTCCGCGCGGGTAGGGTATCTGTGTCTGCCCTCCAGTTGTGCGGTAGTTCAGAACATCCTGCTCCGCTGCGAAGAGGGCGGGACCAGCACCGATGACGCCACTTGCGTTACCTTGTCCGGTAATGATCGCCGCGTCAGTTGTCGGCGCTCCGGTGCTGTCAACCAAGCTATTGCTGATAGTGGTGCGCGTCGGCACGCCCTGATGGATAGCGGAAAAGCGAGCCACTTCCCACGTAAACGCGGCATTTACGCCGCCCGTGAGGTAGAAAAATCCAGTGCTACTAAATGTACCTGTGGTGCCGATGAACTGCTTGGCCATGTAGACCTTCCACGCGCCAGTACCGGCTGTCGGGGTAAGCCAAGTGAAGGTGCCGCCTGTACCGAAGGGGTTTGATGCCCAAGCAAGATCACGGCCCACCGGAATTTTGGCAATGATATAATATTGGATCACCGCGCCTTTGACGTAGAAACCCGGCTTGGCTACGGTAGACAGGGTGAGGTTCAGCCCAAAGCCGCCATAACCCGGACTGGCAGGCCCGGCGCCGTTATAGCTGATGACGAGCTTGTTCTTCGAACCGTTTGGCGCTGTGTCGTCAGCTGCGATGCTCGTCTGCACCGCCACGCCGCCAGAGTTATTATACGCAGGGAGCGTGACGCCGCGCGCGAAGTCTGGATCAGGCACCAATTCGTTGCCCGCTTGATTGCCGGCCAGCTCTTCTGACGAAATTTTGTACGGACCCCCGGTGTTGATGCCTGACGTCACGTAGCCGGCGCTGTCCAGTCCAAGGCCCGGGCGACCATCGACGGCCCAGGTCGGCCGGCCCACGAATTCCGGATCGCCCCAGTTCAAATTTGGCTTGAAGATGAAAGGACCGCCGCCGGTGACGCCGCCCGCATTATTGTCGCCGGTGACATCCGCACCTTCATCGACCGTGGCCAGCTTCGTGCGCTCTATCTCGAGCATTGCCTTGCGAATCACGCCATCAGAAATATCGTCGAGATTGCCGACGGCATCACCGAGGTCGACCGGGGATGCGTAAAGAGCCCAGTTCGCGTTCGATGTTGCCGGCAGCACGGGGAGGGGGGCCGCGCTTCCCGCTTTTGGCGTGTTGCTGGTAAAGAGCCATTGCGCACGGCTGGGGCCAAAAACGACGTGGCCCACACGGTATGTCTCGAGCGTATCAAAGTCTCCGCGCAGAACGATATCGGATTCGTAATCGATTTCATCGGCTGTGTGGACCAGATAGGTTTTTTCCGACGACATGCTCAATGCATGGGTCACCTGCGGCGGAGACGTCGTCTGCCAATTGGTGATCCGGTGGACGGCATTCTGCCTGTTCATTTCCAACTGCTGCGACCCGCCGGGGATCCGGGTAGCGCCGATCGTGCCGTCCGGGTGCAGGACGGGCATCCCGTTCAGAGAAGACATCAGCCGCTCGAGCAGCTGCTTGACCCGCTCAGAACTGCGCGACCAATAGTCGACCTTGCATTGCTCACCGCAAAGAGCATCGGCTTGCGCCTGAATGTTGAGCCACTCCGTACCCCTGATCTTTTCCGGAGCGATCTGGGCATGCGCGAGCAACCGGATAGCGAACTCTCCCGGCCGGCCGTAGCCGAATACGGGATCGGCAGTAATTTTCCCCGATGGTGGCGCGCCCAGGCGGACCAGTCCATCTGCGAAGCTCGTCGCCCACTGTCCTGGCTGCAGATCTGCGGCGACCAAAGCAGCGTAATTGGCGAAGTTTCCCGAGCTGGGCCCGAACGAGCCTCCGTCTTCATAAAGACCTTCACAGCCCTCCATATTGCCATAGCCATCCAGCTGAGCAACCAGATTGACGTTATCGATGAAGAAGAGCTCGACGTTGAAAGGGGAGCCGAAGCCGGCCGGCTTGAATTGGTTAGCCAGTTCCGGTTCGCCGCCCAGCCCGCCGCCACCGGTGTATTTCAGATAAAGCAGGGCCCGGTCGATAATGTCCCGGTCATTCTCGAATTTGATGGACATTTCGCGAGAGTCTGGCGCGGGGACACCGTCAACGATCTTGCCATCCATGATTACGGACATGGCGCTCGTCCGGTTCCCGGTGCCAGACCAGATGCGGATCCGCGCGTTCTTCCAGAAAAGACGTTCCACATTTGCGATACGGCTCAGGTTCAGATTGGCATCTCCGCGCGCGTAAGCGGTGGTACCGCTGAAATCATCATCGGACAGGGTCATCCCCAGCCGCGGCGCACGCTCGAAAAGATTGAGCCACGGCACACCGTCGGCGCTAGCAACCGTTGCGTTCAGCGTCCACGCTACGCGGACTGAAACAGCTTCACCCGTGTCCTGGTCGACGGGCTCAATCAGGCAAAGAATATTTCTCATTTCAGACCTTTACACAAAATTCAAATATGGGAGCATCGCTAATACACCGGAACCACCACCGCCCCCGCCATATTGATAAGGGGACGCACCGCCATTTTGCAGCGCGGCGAGGATCTGCTTCAACGTCTCTGACTGAGAATACATCGCATTCAGTTGGTCGCGCTGGATCAGGTACGAATCTTCTTCAAACGGGCTCGCCGGCAGGGTACCGGTTGAGCCGGTCACACTGGACGCATCCCGCGCCTTGGCAGCAAGATCAAGGATGTCGTCGAAATCGGCGAAGAAGCCAGCCTTGCTGCCATAAAGCTCGCGAGACGCTTCCTGAAAATTCTCCAGCGCCGTGATCAGTTCGTCCTGGTTGACCAGCTTGCCGGCCTCGATGTCCGCCCGGTACTCTTCGACATCGGAGCGCGCGTTGTCATAGACATCCCGGCGTGACAGCGGGCTTTCCGATGATGACGTCATCCGCGTGATGAAATCATCCAGAGCCGACACAGCGGAGTTGCTGGCCTGCTCTATGGCAGCGGCGCGCTCGAAACCGTAAAGCTCTTCCAGATCAGCATATTCCGCGGCCGACGCGCCGGCTTCACCGAAGATCTTGATCAGGGACCTGAATTCCTTGTTCACATCGTCGACCGCGGCGCCGACCGGATCCTTGAACCTCTTGAGCCGGGTGAAGACGCTTTCAAAGCGCAAGGCCTGGTCGAGGGCCCGCTCCAGGTCATCGCCGGCCTGCAGCAAGCGCTGGGTCGACGCACGGATCCCTTGGACGGCGCCGTCAGAGATAGCATCGAGAATTGCGAAAGCTACAGCCTCCTGAGCACCGTCTTCGCCGAAATCGACGATATCCGGCCGTCCGCTGCCGCCCTTTAGTTTGCCGGTCCGGCCGGTCGTCGAAACGCGGAACTTGCCCTTATATTGACCAATGGACAGGTTGAAGCGCCCAAGCTCGCCGCCAAGGGCATCAACGATTCGCATCAGCCCTGACTGGACCTCGCCGGCCAACGTGTCCGCCGCCTGCCGGGCATTGCCGTCATTGCCGACTATTGACGCCGGGTCGCCGCCGGTCACCACCGCGGTGCCGTATTTCTTCTTCTTGAACAGCCCTCCGACGACGCCGCCGATCAGACCGCCCGCGATCGCGCCCAGCGGGCCGGCGAACATTCCAAGGCTGCTGAAAAGCTCCGCGCCGATCGCCTTACCGGCAACCCCGCCGATGGACGACCCAAGCGATGACGTGTCGGCGCCAAGTCCCTGCGCGAGACCGCCGCCCAGCGAACCGAATGCGGCCGCTTCGGCAATCTTGCCCACGCTGCCCAGCGCCTTGGTGATGGGGCTGGATGCCCCGAAGACACCGCCGACCAGTCCGCTGATGCCCTTGTCGATGAAACTGCCCAGCGAGTCGGGCAAGCTTTCGTCTTGCGCCGGCAGCCGGCCATTGACGACGATATCCTGGTTCATCCGCTCCGCGGCAACTTCGAGCTTCCCTGCTGCGGAGTCCAGCGCGTCGGCCGGGGCGTCCAGGCCGGCGATAGTCGCCGCCACCTTCTGCATTCCGTCGCTCACTTCGGTTTTTACCGGAGCGGGACCGTTGATGCCTGTTTGCGACAGAATCTTGTCCGTCTGCGCAGCAGCTGCGTCCATCAGGCTGACCGCGGCCTGGTCGAGCTTTGTGCCGGCGTCCGTCAATCCCTTCGCCGACGAATTCATGTTCCGGGTCAATTCGTCCCGAGCCTTCTTCTCCGGATCGCCGATCAACTTTATCCGGAATTCTTGCGAAAGCGCGTCAAGATATGCATTTTTGATATTATTGGCGAAATTCTTGAGACCGCCAGCCACATCTCCGCCCAAGCTGTCCCGGAACAACCCTTGCAGGGCATCCCCTGCGGTACCGGCGAGCCGCGCGTAATTGTCGACCAGCCGTCCGCGCTGTTCGATCAGGTCATTGACCTCCTGCTGCGCGCGGATATTGTCGAGAATGGTGTCCAGGTCATCGTCCTCGACATCCCCGATCCGGTCGACCAGGTCGTATTTGATCTGCAGGAGCCGGGCTTCCTCTTCCCGGCCGGTCGCGATCAGCTTGCTGACTTCGAGCTCGCGGAGTTGGGCCTGGAGAATATCCTCTATCGGCTTGCGAATCGACTGGTCGAGCGTGTCGGCAATTTCCTTGAAGTTGGCAATGCTGAACGTGCCGAATCCCTCGACTTGCTCGCCGATCAAGTCGGCAATCTGGCGCTTGGTCTTTTCGAGCTTCTCCAGCTGATCCGGGGCATCTTCATATGGGCCAATGGCATTCTCGAGCTTGGAGCGATTGTCGCGCGACCGCTCCGCCTGAATTGCTGCCTTGCGCTCTGCCGCCAGCCGGGCACGCTCCGCCTTTGACGCTGCGTTGGCGCCAGCCGTGCGCGACTTCTCTGCTTCCTTGAGGCCGTTCACCAGCTGGATCTGCTGAGACAGTTCCTCGATATAGTCCTGTTCGGACTGTCCTTCTGCCTTGCCGCGCTGGCGCAATGTCTTGAGCTTGGCGGTTTCCTTGGCAAGCTGCCCGACGGCGGCGGCTTCCGCGGCAGCATTGTTCAGTTCGGTCTTGGTCCGAGACGTAGGGATATTGATAGGCGGCGGCGCCGATGTCACGGCATCGCGGATCTCATCCAGTTCCTTGACGGTCTTCAAATATTCGCGCGCGGACTGGCGCACACCCGATATTTTTTTCAGTACATCGGCCGGGTCGACACCAAACAATCGCGTCGTAAAGTTTCCTTTGAACGCACCAGGATTCCTACGCATAATATCTGTGATGCGCTTGTAATCTCTTTCAAATTTGAATCCGGTTTCGTTCAGATCATCTACAATATCCCGCGCTTTTTTGGCATCTGCCCCTATAATCCCCCGAGAACCTACATCAAACGACCTGGTCAGGCTGTCTTCCGCCTTCCTGAACTTCTGCTTCGATTCTTCTGCTGCGGCGATACGCATATCAACCGCGAACTGCCGCGCTGCTGCCGACGCGCCGGCAAGCATTTCGGTCGTTTGCCCCAGTTCATCCTGGAGTCCATTCTGTGACTGTTCGAACCGCTTGGAAGCCTCGAGCGCTTCATCTGTCTGGGAAGCGAGATAGATGTACCCCCCAGCCGCGACCGCCAATGCAATACCAAGCGGCCCGCCCATGAAGGCAGTGAGCCCGCCAAGCCCTGCGCGCAGTCCTGCAGCCGATACGGTGACTGCATTCACGACGCTGGCTAGGCGAGGGAAACGGGCAAGGGCAGTGCTCATTACTGCGTTCTGCTGGACTTGCGCGGCGGTTGCGGCCGCAGTCGTCGCTGCAAGCCTGGTGTTTGCGGCGCCAAGCTGGGTTTCCACTGCTGCGAGCTGCTGCGCCAGGCGGTACCGGGCTAGCCGGGTCCGGGTCAGTTCGTCCTCCGCGCCCTTGACCGCCTTCGTCTTCGCGATCGTGGCGCTCGACTGGGACTGCTGCGCCACGAACAGCTGGTTCGCGGTCGATAGCGACTTTCGCTCCTTGATTTCCTGAGCATCCAGCAAGCGCAGATTGTCCTGCAGCGCCGCCTTGCGGGCATTCAGGCTCGCGACACGCGACGCACCGGCCGCATTTGTCGCGTTGAGGCGCGAAACTTCGGTGGCATAGAGAAGGTTTCCAGATGCCTGCTGTTCATTCAGGAACCGCTTTGCCTGGACCGCTTTGTTGATATTGCCGATATAGCTTTGCAGGCCTCCAGATACACTTGCCAATCCGGACACGAGGGCGCGGCCGTTGAACGCGATCAGGGCAGCAGCGCCGGCCGCGGCCACAGTGTCGAGATTGTTGGCGAGGCCAGACAGGACGGTGGCCACGGCGGTCGTGGTACCGGTGAACTCATCCAGCTGCCCCACAAATACCGAGAAATTGGTGCCAAGTTCGGTAAGGCTGGACCCGATCCTTTTGGGCAGCCGGGAATATTCAAGCTCGATCTGATCCGCGGACCGCTCCAGCGCTTCTGCGATGACCTGCGGCGTGAGCTTGCCTTCCGCGCCCAGTTCCTTGAGTTTGGCGATCGGCACGTCCAAACCGTCGGCGATCGCCTTTGCCAGCCGGAACGTGTTTTCCCGGACAGATTTCAGTTCTTCACCGCCAAGAATGCCGGACCCGAAACCCTGGCTGAACTGGGTAAGGCCGGCCTTCTGACTTTCTTCCGAGCCGCCGCTGAGCCGTCCGGCTTTCGCCACCGTCTCGATGATCCGGGCGTTTCGGGACTGCTCAATCCCTGCATCCCGGCTGGCCTGGGTGATTTTGTTATAGAGTTCGGCGACGGGCTCCAGCGCCTGCCGGGACCGATTCGCGATACCAACGACCTCATTCATCGCAGCATTGGTTTCTTGCTGCGTTTCATAGAACGGCCGCAGCTTGTCCGTCACGTTCTGATAGCTGGATGCCACGCCTCCCAAACCGAACGCGCCGCCGCCGGCGAGGACGCCGGCAAGCCCTATGCCGGCCAGGGACCGGAAGATTGCGCCAAGGGCAGTGAGCCGGCCGGCCAGCGGGCCGAGCGGGCCCTGCACGACTTGGAGCGCAGATCCGGCGCGGGACAGGCCAATGCTCATTACATCGGCGGAACGGGCGGTCTGGCGCATCGCCACCGACGCGCCGGTGAGTTCGGTGCGCGTCTTGGCCAGCGCTGTATCGGTCTTCTTGAGCGAGGCGACGGCGCGCGTGTTGGAGGACACGAGGCCGGCATCGATCCGGGACCGTGATTTCAGTGCGTCAATTTTTGAGAAAACCCGTTCGGTCTGGTCTTCAAACCGCTTGATGGTCTGGATGGCCTTGGGTTCGATTTCTGCTGCGAGATAACTGACGTACCGGTTGGCGCGCATCACATAGCTCCTAGATTACGTCAGTCAGGTGCTTTGTAACGAAATTCTTCTGCAAATGCGATAGAGATATGGCGGGGCGGGGAGTTGGGATGCGCTCGCCTGTCACTGGTCCGCGTGTCCGCTCACCCTATCGTCTGCCCAAAGCCTTGGCGTGACATCACCAGGCTTACTCCGAACTGCGCGATCATCAGAGCAGCACCGGCGCAGATACCAGTTCGCTGCAATCAGCCCATTGTCGACGTCGGCGGTGCTGATACCCATCTGGTTGCAGCGGCGGGATTTGAACCCGCGACCTCGTGGTTATGAGCCATGCGAGCTACCGGACTGCTCTACGCTGCGGAACTCTGTGTAATTCCCCGGCCGGGGAAAAACAAGGCACAAAAAAGGGCTGGAAAAACCAGCCCCTTCTCTAAAGCTCTGACGGCTTCGTTCTAGATGCCGCGGGCGGCGCTGATGCGCGGTCTTCGGGCCTCGAAGCGGTCGACAAGGAAATCAATGACATCCCTGCCGGCAGCGCTGACCTGTTTCAGCGTCGGCAAGCGGAACATGTGCGCAGGAGCGGCCGCGATCGACATGACGAAATCGAACGCGCGGATCCGCAGCATGTCGAGGAAATCAGAGAAAGATCCGAGAAATGATCCCTGCGGCCCCGGCCGCGTCAAACTTCGAAGGGCGGTATTGAGTTCGGACATCGCTCGAGCCACCGCCGCGATTCCCATAGATAGGGCAAGGATCATGCGCGCTCCAATACTTCGTGTCATGGTTTTCTCCATTCTGGTTCGTGAGGACTGACAAATAGCTCAAATCGCCGCGCCGCGCAATGATCATGCGCCAGCGTCACGGCCCGGACAACTTCCGGTTCTGGTACTGCTGGACATAGAACGGGATCTGCTGCGCCGCATTCTTCGTGAGCCTGTCCTGGGAGAAGCGGGATGCGCGCGTCGTGTACCGGATCAGCCAAAACATCACGACGTATTTTTTCCGGATCGAGTTACGCGGGGTGCGCTGGCCGCGCCTCTTGGCCTTGCCGGTCTTGTTATTGACCACGGCGTCATCGAGTATGAGCATCGCACGGGACGCGCTCAGCGGCACGAATTTCAGCTGCATGCCCAGCCGGGAGGGCGAATTCTTGAAGTTGCCAAAGGACCTGCCCCGGCCGATGCGCGGCAGCTGCTTGCGGACAAGCCGCCCCGCGGCTTTCGTCGGATAGGCCAGCCACTTCCGGCCACCCGTCGGCAGGATTTTAGCCCCCTTGGTATAGGCTTCCAGTGCAGCATTTGCTCGGCTGTTCTGCCCGCCCTTGGCATAGATGGCGCCCCATGCGTCATCACCCGGGGCTGTCTTGCGTTTTTTTAGCGAGGACGTCGACCCGATCGCTCGAGATAGCCCGCCCAGCCCGACGGCCCGGATTTTGTTTCGCGTGGTCTGGTAATTGAATTTGGTGGCCTTATCGGTCGCAAAATGACTTGCCCGCCGCAGATCCGGTATCACCGTCTGTGATATCGGTTTTCCTTGGCGGGCATATCGCTTGCTCATTCCCTGTTTTCTTCCACATGCTTACTGATGGTATTGAAGGCAGCAATCAATTTCACCGGTTGATGTAGCAGGGCGCGGCCATCCGGCCAAACTTCTATTCGGCCTTCTTTTTCGAGTCGGTACCAGAAGCGGACGGCTTCGCGCGAGTTTTCGGTGATAAGCTTTTGCGGGTTTTGCCTGAACGTCCAGCCGTTGATTTCCCATTTTTGCTGCCCGGCAACGGCTTCGATGTCGTCGAACCAGTCTGGGCGGACATACTCTCGAGCAGCAAGGATAAGTTTTTTTCCTCGTCCTGGTCAATCCCCATCATCGCGACGATGAAGGTGCTGATTTCCGACCATGCATCCGCGCCAAGCTCCTTGCGCAAATATTCGGCTTCATGCTTCTCGAGCGGATCCTCCGCCGTTGCATCCGTGTCCCGGTTGTCGCGGAGCCCTTCCCAGTTTGACACGTAATGCTTGATGTTCAACCACTCGATCTTGGCTTCCTGCTCAGCCAGGTCAGACATTACCTTGACGATGGGCGCATATTCGGACTGGATTTTCTGATGGACCTCAATGATTTCCATCCGGTCCTTGATCGGCATCACGACCTCGGGCTTGATCTTTTCCAGCTCGGCGTTGAGTTCGTCTTCCGTCGGCTGCTGATCCTCCGGAACATCCGTCATGTCGATGTAGCGCGCGCGGCGCAGCTGCTGCTGGGTCTGCTCCGCGGCTTCGACCTGATACAGCGTTTCCGACAGGTTCCGGTACCGCTCAGCGGTCTCTTCGTCGAACGCCTTCATGATGCCGGCAAGCATCAGCTGGCGCACGTCGCGCTTGGTGTGGTGGATAACCCCCTCTTTCAGCATCAGCGATGCGTACATATCCCGCTCGTAAGGCGTGGGCACGCGCATCTTGATTTTCACTTTGTTGAGGCGGGCATGATTTTGGAGTGATGGCGGGCGGAAGATGCACTGCTTCTCCGCGGTAAATGGTACGGCCATGTTCGTCAGTTCCTTTCGTTGAGACGTCCGGAATACTGATTTTCGACCCGTTTGCAACAAAAAGGGCCCGCCGATCGTTCGGCGAGCCCTTCTCAGCGGGAGGCTGTGACCTCAGATCAGTAGATAAGCGCCAAGCTGATCGAACGCAAGATATCCTTTGGTTCGGCCGTGCTGTTCAGCCCTACAAAGCCGTTCCGGCCCTGCGGAGAGAAAGGCTTGAGCAGCGCATTCGCCACGCCGGCGACGAACGTGTTGCCAACGCCAAGGCCGTGGACACTCATGATCGAGACAGGCTGGCGAGCAGAAACCAGGGTTTCCGGATTGAACTCGCTCATCAGCTGCTGATTGATGTCCATCGTGATGGTTCGATCGCCGGAAAGGATGAGCTGGCTTTCCTCGCCATCATCCATGTTCTGGTTCGGAGCAGCACCGGTCTCCAGGCCAAATTCGATGCGCATCGACTGGCTGCCCATCTTGATCCCATTGAGCGCGAACTTGCCGGCCTTCGCTGGAGGGATCGGGGTCAGCAATGCATCGGGAAGAACCGGCGCATCTTCATCCTGCGGCATCACGGGGATGCCCGTCATCGCAAATTCAATGCTGGGCAGATCCGTGTTCTGGCGATTGTTCACCGGAATATTGAGCGCAAAGCTCGATACGGCGCAGTCGCGGTAATTGTAGCGCTTCTTGTGACGCCACACCGATGCACTGAGCAGCGGGACACTGACGCCATCGCCAAGGATATAGAACAGGCCGGCCGGGATCGTATAACTGCCGGCGCTGATCGCAGTGGTCATTGTCTCCATCAGCGTGGCGACTTTGGTCGCGCCGTCATAGCCGCGGATCATGGTATTCGCGCGGACACCGGTGCCAGCTGTTGCATGCTGGATCGGATAGCCTTTGTAGAAATCCGCCACCGCGCTCTCTGCGGCCGCAAGCTTGATCGCCCCTGTCAGGGCATTGGTCTGCGCCGTTCCGGTGATCGGCGTGGCGTTGCGGATCTCGGTGAAGCCGACGGCCTGCAGCACACGGCCAAGGGGCCATGCATTGGCAGCGGGAGGCGTTGCACCGCCTGGTCCGCGAAGCCGCGCCGTTGCGCCGGCACGTCCGGTCTCACCCAGGAAAACCTGGGGGCTGTTCCAAATCGACCCGGTTTCGGTATCATCCTCAGCCTCGACGACATCTGTGCCGTTGTCGGGGGTGCTTACCGGCATCAAGTCTGCCGTCGTCGGGGCGTTGAAAGTTCCCGGGGTAGGCTGGATAGTGACTCCGACAGCGACAATACTCTCGCGATGAGCAACCATGTTCTATTCCTTTCAGTCGTTATGAAGCTTCGATTACTTGCCCGCTTCCGATTTATCGTCAGTTTTCTTGCCCGACTTCTGCGTTTCTGCAGATTTTCCTTCCGGTTTTTCGCCCTCGTCTGAGGCAGCAGAACCGGAAGCGTCCGATTTTTTATCGTCCCCCAAGGAAGGATCATAGCCGATCGCGTCATATTCAACGCCGTCCTGGCCCTTGATCTTCATCACCGCATGGCCAAGCGGAGCAGTGATCTTCTGCGCGTCCGAAAGCAGGCTCTGGTCCGCAACGCCGTCGCGGATATCGTCGATCTTGCCGGCTTTTTCCAGCTTGATCATTTCCTGCAGGTCATAGGAAGCTGCATGCAGCGAGATGGGCGGAATAGATTTTTTCTCTTCGGACATGTTTTTACCCTTTCAAAAGAATATGCGGCCGGTCTGATCGCACACGATATACAAAAACCATCGTCTCGACCAGCCTCACGTAATCGCTGGTAGAGACATTTTCATAGTCCGGAGTTTCATCGGTGCCGTCGTACCTGATATCGATGATCCTCCCACCCAGCGTTTCGATCGTACCGGCGGCTGGGCTTTCTGGAAAGAGGCTTTCAAGACAGGTCCTGAACATGCGGCTCGCAACTCCAAAGCCCGTAGGATCATCTTCGCTGTCATCAGTGGGGAGGGCGGTATCGAAGTGAAACCTCGTCTCGAGCAGATAAATCTCCTCCGCTTCGCTATACTCGCCCTCTGACCCGGCCTGGATGTTATTTTCCGTGAGGACCCGGAGCCGCTCAATGGCAAGGCACGGCCACAGCGAACTGTTCGTTTCCTTGAACCGCATATGGCGAACATGAAACGGCTCAGCTGCAGCCGCGCCGACAGGAAAGAGGAAATTCTTGAGCTCCACCAAAATCTCGATATCCGGCATCATCACAGTGCGCGCTCCAGATCGAATGACCAGTACCGGCCGTCATCCACGAGCAGATCCGCTGATGGTCGATACTTGCCTATGAGCTTCGCCAGTGGCCCGGGAGTTTGCTCGATCCGGTCCGATGGTACCGGCTTCTGGGCCAGCTTGTCCGTGGCAATCTTGCAGCGCCAGCGGTGCTTGCCTGGCATGTGGGATGCGAACTCATGTTCATCCTCGGTCGACCGGATGAACCCCGTTATCGTTACCGCGGTGCCGCCGGCCGGGGTGTACAAAATAGTGTCGCCCAGGAATTTCTCAGCCTGGGCGTCCACATTACGCAACCTATTTTCATAGGCCGTTGGCATCAGCGGGTAGGAGCCGCATCGGGATCATCTGGATTTACACCGCCGGTGCCCGAACCTTGTTCGCCGCCGCCGCCAGAACCTTTTGCTGCCTTCTTCTGAGCGATTTCAGCGTCTTCCCGGGCATCTTTCAAGAACTTCGCCCGATCTGCATTGTTGCTCAGGCCGCGATACTTGGCGAGATTTTCCTCATCGAGCTCATCGGTCGCAAGGTCAAGCAACTCGGCGGTCGTCATCCGGCTGAGCGGCTTGTCATCGGCGCCGGACTTGCCGTCGTCGCCATCGTCATCGTCGCCATCATCGTCATCCTTGCCGGACCGGCGGATAGCATCGAACTTCTTGGCCGAGCACTTCTTGACCAGGCCATCTGCTTCGAGGGTGTTGAAGAGCGGTTCCGGCAATTCCAGCGCGCGGGCCTTCGGGTCTGCGTGATCGGGGTCGCCGACAAACATCTGGTTGCGGGAGTTCCGGCAGAAGACGCCAGTGGCGAGGCATTTGATCTTGTCTGACATTTTCGTTCCTTAATCGATGGGGCGGCCCCTGATGACCGCCCCGCAGTGGGATTTACGTCGCGGTGCCCTTGAGCAGCACGCCGGGCTTGATGCAGATGTTGATGAAATAGGACATCAGGTAGATGTCAACGAACATCATCATGTTGATCCGGTTATCAGGGGAGACGATGGAGTAGAATTCATCACCGTACTGGTTGATGTGGTTCATGTCCTCGCCTGGTGCCCGGTACTCCTTGAACAGGTCAACGCCGCCGACCGGGAAGAACCGGATTTCGTTGGCGCCCAGCGCGATCGTGGAATTGTCGTTCGTGCCGCGGAAGTGCATCCAGGTGATGCCGCCAAAGCTGAACTGGTCCCACGTCTTATCGTTCCGCAGATCCGCAGCTGCCGCATAGCCGAGATAGGTCTCCCGAACTTCGGGGTTTTTCATCAGCTTGCCCCATGCAGCATCGCCCATCTGGGCAGCCACATAGGTCCGGCCGTTGACCCAGCTGTTATTGGCGATGCGCTGCATTGGCAGGATGATGTTCGTCATCAGGAATTCGCGCAGATTGCCGTCAGCAAGAGTCGTCAGGGCAATGGTGAGCGTAGAAGGCCGGGCGATTTCCATGACGTCGAACACATCGATCAGGATGTCGCCATTGGCTTTGAGCACATAGCCGTCCAGAGCAGCGAGCTTGTGATACTCGCGGGTCAGTTCCAGCTGACGGATCAGCTTGCGCTGTCGCCGGTCGACTTCGTCCGTGGCGTTATCGAGCGCGACATCGAAGGCAAGGTTCGGCGAAATGATGTTCTGCAATTCGCCGGCGTTGATGCGGTCCTGCTGACGGATGCCGAAGGTAGGCAGCGAGACCTGCGTTTTGTAGTCACGGTCCGGGAAGGTCATCTGAGACCCGCGTTCCGTGGGATCGATGATCTGCAGGCTTTCTTCCTCCTTGACCAGGAGCACATTGGTCGTTCGGATTGGCTCGGGCTCAAAAATACCCATCTCGGCCAAGGTGCCCGGGATATATTCAATATTTCCCAGAGCTTCGTGGACTTCGGTGGCTTGAAACCGGCCACTTGTGAAAACATCATATGCGAGCATTTTCTTTCTTCCTTAAAATTTACCCGCGCCGCGCCACGCCGGTGTTACCAAAATGTTAAGCCTGCCGGATAAGCACTCCGAGATCCGCCAGCGCCGCAATCGCAGCAGTCTTCTGCGGCCCGGTGATGCCCGACGCAAAGGTGATCTTCTTGCCGTTCGCGACGGTGTGACGATTGTTGATCACGCCCTTCTGGTCGGCCGTCGAGATATCCAGGCCGTCGAGCAAGATGCCCTTGGCATTCTGGGTGCCATCGGCGGCGGCCGGAGCGTGCGGATAATATTTCGAATCCGACGTCTTGATGGCCATCAACGAACCTGGCTCTGCGCGGGCCGTCAAAGGTCCGACAGTGATTTCCTCGCGGCTCAGAAATTCCTGATCTTCAATGATGTGTTCCCGGTCGAGGATCCGGTTCATCTGGGTGCCAACTCCGATAGGCATAATATTTTTCCTTCCAACTTTTGATTAAAATCAGGCGTTCACAGCCTTGCCTTTGCCGTGAAGCCGTGCGTTGCGCTGCTTGGCCCGCTCGGCTTCACGCTGCTTTTGCGCGGACATGGCATCCGCATCCAGACCCTTCGGCGGATTGACGCCGTTACCGGTGTTGGGATTGGCCTGCGAGTCAGCTGCGGGTGCAGTGCCTGCGGCTGCAGGGGCGGCGCCGTTCAATCGCGCGGCGGCGGCGGCGGCGGCAGCGACGTGATCGGTGCCGCCGGCCTCCGCTTCGACTTCCTTCACGGCGTCAATGACCTGTTCGGCCGACATTTCCGTGTTGCGAAGGAGCTGCCGGGCATGGGCCTGATGTCCCTGACAAGCAGGGTCCGCCAGTGCGGTCAGGCAGCGATCGCGTTCGGCTGCAGCGGCGGCGGTGAGTTCTTCGGGGGATGCGGACTGGGACTCAGCAATGATGCTGGCGGTGTCGGCTTCGATTTTCGCGCGAAGGTCTTCGGCAGAAATCTCGATGGCTTCTTCGCCACCGGTGATGGAAACTTGCGAAGCGGCGCCGAGCAATGCGGCCACGCTTTTGAATCGACTGGAAAACGACATATTGGGGCTCCTGGTTTTAGGCCAGGTATTGAGTGAACATCTCCCAAACCTGGTCCTCGGATGCTGTTTGATCAGCGAAGCCCATGTCCCGTGCGTGATCGCCTATATATGTCAAACCATCTGCCTTGGCTATAGAATCTTTGATTTTTCCGAATTCAGTGCTGTTCCGGCTCCTGTTTCGCGCAACAGTGTCTGCCAGCTGCTCGTGCGTTTCGTCCAATAATTGCTGGATATCCGCCACTGCTTCTGGAGACATGTCCTCGAAAGCATTGATTTCAGCCTTGCGCCCGACGGAGCGAAATGCCCTCAGTTTGACGCCCTGCATCGCGAGCTGCTCCTGCCGATCGGCATGCATGAACATGCACCCGATGGAACCAATCTCGGCCGAGCGGGTAGTGAAGATCTTGTCCGCGCCAGAGCAGATGATATAGGCCGCGCTGCACATCTGCTCGTTTGCCATGGCCCAGATCGGCTTCCCGCCATTGCGCTGATTGGCCGCGAAGATCAGGTCCGCGATATCCAACATTTGAGAGACCGTGCCCCCGCCCGAATCGCAATCGACCAGGATGCCGTCGATGCTGTCATCATCCAGGGCAGCGACCAGCTTGGCCTTTATCCCGTCATAGCCGGTGAAACCAGACACAGGATCCAGCCCGTGCCGGCGGGTCAGCGTCCCCATGATGTCGATGCGCGCGATGTTGTCGATCTGGGGGAATATCTTCTCCGGCCGCGCACTGCGAACCCGGCCGATATCCGCCACTGTTTGCGCCGCCAATGCATCCATCGCGTTCCGGTCCAGCGCTTGCTGCTGGTCATCAATAATCATGTCTACATCGATCCGGGCACGGACCGCGCTGACTAGGATATTCGCCCAGCGCGGGGAGATGCACACCACCCGGTTGATCATCTCGGAAGCAACGAGCGGCAAATAGTTCGACTTATCCATTATTCTTCGTCCTCTTCCTTCGTGGGCTTGGGCTTGGGATTGCCCTGCTCTGGATCCTCCTGCGCGTCATCTTCCGGATCTGCAGACGTCGCCGCCGCCGGGCCCTTCCGCATTGCGTGGTATTCCGGCATCGTCGGCAGCACGACGCCGCGCTCCCGGGCATATTCCTGCTCCGCGGCGATGCTGTCGATATTCGTTTCGAAGTCCTGCCCCTGCGATGCGGCTTCCTGCGTATAGCTGGTCATCGCCTTTTCGGTCCGTCCGCCGGCCGCTTTCTGCTCCTGATCCGGATTGATGAACCCTCGGCCGGGACCGCGGAATTCACAAGACGTGTAGGCAGTGATGTTCTGGAAGAAGTCCGGCGCCCAGTTTGGCAGCTTGATCAGGCCGCGCGCCACGCATTCCTCGGCGAATGCCACGACCACAAGCTTGGGCACGTTATTGTTGAAAAGTGTCCGATCGATCATGATCAGGCGCCAGATATCGATCAGCGCGGCCTGGGCGGAGCTGAATGTGGTGTCCGAGTAATCGCCGCTGAACATCTCATAGGTCAGGTTTTGTACCGCGGCCTGGGCGCGGTGATGCGATTTGCGCAGCGAATCATTATTCTTGCGCGATCGGCCCGATGTCGAGAGATGGAGCTTATCGTCCGGCGCGAGCACGGGCACGCGGACATCGCCGGCCATGATCGCATTTTTCTCGTAGTGCGCCATTTTCGCATCGAGAACATCTGCGATCGATGACTGCGCGCCGGTCTCCGGCGTCTCCAGCTTCTTGAGAATTTCGGTCGCGGACATGGTGGACTCGATGTACATCGTGAACATCGCGTCGAGGACTTCTGCCTGCAGCTCGGCATCGTTAAGCTTGTCCAGATCGCGGTAGCTGCGCAGCGCAGAAATGATCGGCGGCATAGCTCTATGCACCGCCGGCCGGTTCTTCATGAACCAGTGGATGCATACCGGCCGGCCCCAGTCCGTCTCGCGCGGCACGCGGGCCCATTCGGTAGTGCCCTTCCCGCCATCGCTCGGGTGCGACTTTGTGATCCAGTACGCGACCGCGCCGCCGTACTCGTCCAGTTCTACCCCGGCCTGCATCATGGGGCCATCCTTGTTCAAATTTTCATTGAGAACGGATGTCGGGGTTGAGAGGCGGTCCGGATCGACCAACTCGATATAGGTTGCATATTTTGCCTGGTGCTTTTGCATGCGCTCTTCATCGTAGCGAACGATCAGCAGCGCCTCGCCATCTGGGCCGTAGCCGGACTGTGCTGCCCGGAACATCAGTTCACCGAATTCAGACTGCCGGTGCGCGTCCAGCATGTGCCGGTGATCTTGAGAGAACGGCACCCACAACGCCTCGATCTGTTCAGCAAAAAGCTTCTTGAGTTCCCGGCCGCGATCCATATCAAGGCCCATGGCCCGCCAGTTCAGCGTGCTTTGGTACCGCAGTTCAGCGCCCACGGCATTGGCGGAGCGCTTGAAGCCGGCCGCTTCGGCCAAGGGACTGTCTTGCACCACCCGCCTGGCGTTGATAACCGCCTGCCGCCTGCCGGCCTTCACTTCCTTTGCCCCGCTGGTCAGCTGCGGCGTCGCAAAGACATTGCCGCCGAGAAACGTCGGGCTTACGCCGCTGCGCTGGCCTGGGTTGGCAAAAAACGACGGTGCGTTGGCATCGAACTGCTCAATTTTCGAGGTGACGTGCGCGCCGTCGGCGGAGACCTTTTTCTTAGACATCACCGGCCTCCAAAGCTTACACTGATTGCTCCGCCTTGCGACGAGCCATCCAGTCGCTCGAGTTCCGACTCTGCTTCGGAAAGATTGCGCCGCAAGTCGGACTTGTTCATCTGAAAGAATTCCATCCGGCGGTCTTCGGCCCAGATGCTTTTCAACTCACCCTCGGTGCTGGTGCCGCGCAGAAAAGATCGCGCATCACTGATATAGGTTTCCAGATCCTCTCTGGGCATGCCGGTGAAAATTCCCATAGCGATTCCTAACTGTTAAGTTTGGCGAGCCGGCTAAAGAAGCCTTGCACTGCGCTCTCCTTAACATCGCCGTCTTCGTTTGGCGAGAGTTTGAAAGGCTTGGCCCAAAATGGGGGATTGTTTTTCCAGTCGATCGCGAAATGCTCCGGGGCCAGCAGCGCGCGGCAGACCTCTGCCATAACCCAGCCATCCCACGTTTCATTCCGTCGGCCTCCGGTTTTCATCCATTGGCCCATCACCCGGGTCTCCGCGACCAGTTCCTTGCCATAGGCGTCGTCCAGATCCGCCGGCAGGTGCATGAAGAGAGGCCCAGGGTTCGGGACGCCCATGCGCCGCGCGATCATGTTCTTGACCTCATGCACGTTGACGGTGCGCTCCGTGATGGTCACCGGCAGCGGACGGCCGGCCTTGTCCTTGTCGAACGGGCGGGGCTTGCCGAACAGATCCGTGCCGCGGTGCGCGCCGCCGCGCGAGAGCAGCACCCGCCAGACAGGGATGGGATTATTCGGCCGTCCAGCGATATTAGCGAACCAGTTCCGGGCATTCTCGGTCACCGCCCCTTCGCCGCCCGAGTCGACCGCGACCTTGGCGATGCCCATGAACAATTCGTCCGACCCGGCGACGGGATAGACCTGGTTGAGCACGGCCTGCTCGATCACGTCCCAGTCCTCGAGCCGTTCGGCCGGGTTGATGTTTCTCAAGCCTATCCGCTGCTTGATAGAGAACCGGTCGATCAGAACGGACTGCTTCTGCTCGTCCCAGCCGATCACCGTGGTTTCGAAGCTCGCACCCTGCACGTCGACGAAGGCAGTCAGGAACCGAACCCACTGCGGAACAACACCTATGTGACATTGCTGGTTCGTCAGGCGGGATTTCACTTCTTCCCAGTCGCGCGGCAGTGAAGCTTCATCATCGTCGGAGTCCGTCTCGCCCAGCGATTTGACCAGAACTTCCTTCATCTTGCGGTGAGAGCCGGTGCGCTGCTCTTCGTCCCACGCCTCCATCCACTCCTGCGACAAACCGGCCAGCTTTACGAACGGCGCCATGAACGCGTGGATGACAAAGCCCGCCCGGTCGAAAACCTCTGGCGTGCCCACAATGTTTTCGTGCTCGTCTATCACCAGGCCGCGGCGCATCCAGACGCCTGCGCGGTCCATCTCCAATCGCTCCGTGTCTCCAAAGTGCAGGCCGCAGTCCGGGTTAGGGCAAACCAGCGCGACATTCTCCGCGACGTACTGCGTCAATTCGTCGACCGGCATATCCTTCTGCGAATTGATCAGCTGCCGGATGTTCCACGTCACCCTGCGGGTCTTACCGATTTCCACGCACGGGGACATCAGGTGCGCGCACGCGGGGCAGGTCCATATCCTGAGCCGCCTGTCGCTCTTGATCAGATAGGCGTCGACTCCGAACTCTGGCCCGGCATCGGGGTGAGACGCCAGCAAGCCCTTTGCCATGTTCCCATATTCTCGTTGCCGGTTTTCAATCAGGGTGATCAGCGCTTCGCGGATTGACGGCCGCATCGCGTCCACTTCGTCGCCGACGATCACCGCAGCGGACCGGCCGCGGGTGGTAGAAGCGTTCGCGGCAAGCCATTCCCAGATGGCGCCGTCGATCTTTTTCATGTCCCACTTGTTTTTCCCGGCCCGGTCCCATTTTTCGTTGAGCTCTTCGTGATTGTTGAGCATCCAGTCGACACGTTCCGCGACATAGCGCTGAACGTCCGGGCCGCTGTGCATGTACCAGAGCAGGTTCCGGCTGGGCCCGAACTGGCCGATCTTGATCGCGTAATTCTCGAATCCTACCGTCTTCCCGCTACGCGCAGGGCCTTTGACAATCACGAAGCGCTTGGTCGGATCGTCGCAAGCGTCGTGGATTTCCTCTAGATAGGGAGTTTTGTCCGGATCGAAGTCCGTATATCCCCCGCCCATTACCTGCAGCTTTCGGAACCGGCACGCGACTTCGTGCGTCGAGATATCCTCCGGTGGGCGGAGCTGGTCGATCGGGGCCAGCATTGCCGCGCGCGGATCCGCAAGCGTCTTTCTTTCCCGAATCCTGATCAGTGAGGCAGCGATTGACGCGGGATGCATCAGGTCGTTCATATATCACCTGCACACCAACCGAGACATTCGCTCTCGGCTGCATCCTGCTCGATATCATCCAATGGTAGAAGGGCATTCCGCTGTGCATCGCGCAAGATATCAGAGAAGCTTTCACGGGCAAAGTTGTAGTCAAAGGCGGTTTCCTTATCTGCCCACCACTGGCAGGATTCAGGATCCCGCCGAGCCCGGATAACCCGGGCCTTATATGCAAGAAATGGGCACTGGTCGCAGTTCCCAAGGCCACGCTCCAAGCAAAGGTCAAACGGCTGAGATTCCCAAAATTCAAACACGTCGGATTTCCGGATGCCGGCTGCAGCCAAGGGGAAGCAAAAGTGTCGATTGGCATTGCGTCGTGCGTTTGGCATTTCAATAACGCGGTCGCGCTCATCTGCCCGGAAGCCTATAACCTCAGTGTATTCTCCCTCACGGTGGCCAATGGTTTCCATAAAATCGGCGAGCACTTTGACCTTGCAAAACTCGGTGCACCAGCGCCCAGATTGCGTGGAAAATATTGCTTTTTTTCGCGCGATCAATCTTTCAAGCGGTTCGCCTTCTCGGCTTGCGCTGTTGTAACCAACTTCGACGAATCGGCTGGCAGCACCGCCTCGCCGCAGATCAGTGGAAAACTCCAACCAGTGGATCTTGACGCCCCACCGCGAACCGCATTCATTCACGAAACGCAGCGTTTCCTCATGCTCTTTTCCGGTGTTAGCGAAGGCCACGTGCACATCATCGGGCAGTTTTCCACCATGCGCTTCCAGAATTTTCCAAAGCATCATGCCGGACGTGCGGCCGCCAGAGAATGAAATCAGGGCCGGGCCCGGGATGTGATACGGGTTGTTCATTCAGCCGCTTCCTCAATATCCGGCGGAAGCGCGTTCAGATCCTCGATCAGGCCCTGCAACTTGACCAGGCTGGAGCGGATGGACGTCTCGATTTTCTTGCGGGTGTCCAGCGGAAGCGCGCCGTTCGGGTCGACCTGGTTGAGCCAGCCCATCATCTCGGTCCGCGTCAGCGAGTATATGCTCCGATAGCCCGACACAGCATCCTCAACCTTGATATATTTTCCCTGCTCCTGCTCGAGCCTCCAGATCTTCGTCGCTGCACTCGCCATCCGGTCCAGATCAGCGGCAGTCAGTTGCGGCGGCTGGTCGTCATTCGCCGCTGGCTCGCTTTTCGACATGATCTTGCCGATCGCGGCGCGCTTGCGATTCTGCGACTTCGAACTGTCCTTGCAATAATCGATCATGGCCTTGATCGCGGCGCCGGCCGGGTACCAGTGCTTTCCGTCGGCATCGCGCTGCGCCGGCGGAAAATCCTCGAACCGGTTCTTCACCAATCCGCTTATCCGGCCGGGAGACACGCCATAGATCGCCCCGAGCTGCTTTTGATCCAAAAGGTCCTTTGACTTGTGCTTTTTCAGCGCAGCCTCAAGGTTTTCCAGTCTTTTGGGATCGATCGGGGTGGCCAAAATCTATTCCTTCGAACCGTCTTTTTTTGTCCAGCCGAAGCGCTTTGGCTTTGCGAATGTCACCGAGACCAGTTTGCCGCTTTCAGCCATGGTCCGTACCAGATCACGAAACGACCCGCGGCCCTGAAACGTCGCCATGTCATCCTCCCTGACCATTTTTCCATCTATGCCGCGAACGTATTTCTTCATCTCAAAGCCCCATGTGAAAACCAGATTGTCACTCTCCAGCTGCGATAGAACTCAGGATAGCATAGGATTCGGCGCGCTTTTTCAAGAACAAAGCTCCTTCCTCGCAATATTCCTGAACGAACGCGGCATAGTCCCACAGCGCGGTCTTGCGCTTCCTGGCCTGCTCGAGAGCCTCTATCACCAGCGATGCCGGCAAGTCACTGAGTTCCTCAATCATGACTTCGATCCAGTCCGCCCGGTCATCAACGTGGGTCGACATGCCAACCAGCGCGCAAATTTTCATCAGGTGCTTGTTCAGCAAGCCTTCGTCGGCCGGCCGAGCAAGATTCCCGGCGATGTGGGCGAGCTCCGGCAAGCGCGCATGCAGGTCAGCGGGAATGTCCTCGGCTTTCAGATCGCCCTGAGCGGCCCTGCGCGCGAGAATCGGCAGCCTTTCGTCCTGCCGCAAGGTTTCTGCTTTGGCGATTGCCTGATCTACCTGAACCGGCAGGGAAAGGTCGGACATAGGTTTTCTCCATAATCTTCGTGATGTTCGTCGGGCGAAGGATCCAAGCCGCATGGCAGTTCCAGTCCGTCGTCAGACCGAGCAGCAGCGGGCTTTTTGCCACAATTTCGAAAAGCGTGTTCAAAAAATCTGCAGCTTCTTCGCCTGTCTTTATTTTTGCGTCTTTGAACCTTGCTGCCAAAAGCTTCCGCCGCCCCTCTCCCATCAGCTGCGTTTCATGATTCGCCATGCCTGGCAGAACTGGATATTCACTCTGCAGAGCAAGCCATTGGCTTACGAAAAGCATCTCCGAAAAATGGAGAATTTCTTCCTTGTTTTTTGCCCCCCGCAGTATGGGGGTTATATCTTTGGGTTCTCTTAGGGTTATAGTGTCGTCATATGCAGGGGGTGCTGTCGTTATATGCAGGGGGGGTACGTCGTCATATGCAGGAGGTACCCCGGTATCGATGTCGTCATATGCAGGGGGTGCAGTGCCGAACAGATCCTGCTCTTGTTCGTCAACGACATGCCCAAATCGCTGCTTGTAATATTCCTCCGTCGACAGTTCTTTGTGACCGCGCGGACGTGCGACATGGGGCAGCTGATCCAGCTGGAAAAAATATTCGTTCGAGGCATCCTTGCGGGTCCGCTTTTTCAGGACGCCGATCTTGATCGCAACATTGATCTTGTTCTGCACCGTGCGCAGTTTGCATCCGCAGCGCTTCCGGATCGTCTCCAGCGAGGGGAAGCAGTAGCCATGGTCATTGGCGTTGTCGGCAAGGCTGATCAGGACGATTCGCAGAACCGGATCTTCCAGACCGGGATTTTCGCTGTACCAGATACGGTTCATAACATCATTTGACATTTTTTTTCCCCTTCCTCGAATATTCTCTTTTGTTGCGCTGCCTGGCGCCAAGGAATATTCCCTTGAGGATCAGCCGCACCTTGTCCTCAGACATTGCCTTCGCCGGCCGGACGACCCATTCTCCCAGCTTCCAGTCCCATATCCCGAAGCACCGGCGAGCAGACGAGACGAGACCCATGCGCAACGTGAACCTCTCCTTGATCAGGAGATAGCCGGCGCGCTTCTTCATTTCATCCGGGTACCAATGCTCCGGCATATCCTCCCAGCCGCGCTCTCCCGAGACCTTGTACATTCCCGGCTCTTTATCCCTCTGCAGCCACACGGACTTTCTCCCTTCGTACAACCAAAACAAGCGCGCTTGATCCCGCGAAACTGGACGGCAAAAACCGTGGTTTCGCGCCATGGATAACATCTACCACCCGGAACCAGTCTCCGGGTTCTGCGCCATCAATCCGAACGACGGTTTCACCTATTCGGGGGATGCAGCGCATTTCCTGCGCCCAAATAGGTTCCCCGACAGCCATGCACTCTATGTGCACTATCTGGTCAAACTTCATCACTTCCACCCCCTATCCATAGTCTCCGTGCTTTCCTGCTGTGATTTCCAGTTGAAATAATCCTGATCCCGGATCGCCTGGAACTCGGTGTTGAAATAGCTGAGCCGCTTCGCCAGCGCGCCCTCGCGGCGCTTCGAACTGAATATCTCCAGCTGGTGCTGGATTTCGAACAGCTTGGCCTTCCACGTCTCAAGCTTCGCGGGCTGGTTCTCAGGGGGGCGGGTGCGGACATGGTAATATTCTTCCCGGTACAAGAAGACCACCACATCGGCGTCCTGCTCAATCGACCCTGAGTCGCGAAGATCGCTCAGCAGCGGCCGCTTATCTTCACGTTGCTCGATCGCCCGGCTCAGCTGGGCAAGCACGATCATGATTGTTTCGGTCTTGACCGCCACTTCCTTGAGCGTGTGGCAAATATAGGTGATCCGGTCGTTCGTATTGTTGAACCGCTGCCGGGTCTTTATCTTGCCGAGATAGTCGATGATGCAATATTTCAGCGGCGGCTGCCCCTTGCGCTCGAGCATGCGATTCGTGCGGCGGATGTCGGACGCGAGGTCCTCGACGTAAAATTCCGCGCACGTCTCGATGAACAGCGGCCAGCCGTCGATTTCTTCCTCGACCTTGTGCAGTTCTTGCCATTGATGGGGCAGCAGGTTGCCCTCCTGCAGCTGGGTATAGGTCGGGGTGACGTCCTGCTCCCACAGGATGGACGCACACGCGCGCAGGGCTATCTTTTTCCCGTGCATTTCGATCGACTTGTATTTCGTAGGATGCCCCGCCTTCGCCGCCCCGGCCGCGATCGCCGTCGAAATAGCGGTCTTGCCCATGCTGGGACGCGCGGCAAGGATGATCAGGTCTCCGCCCATGCCGCGGCCCGCGACCTTGTTCCAATCCTCGTAAAGGTCGATCGTGATGCCCGGCTTGTCACCGGTGCGGCTCATTTCCTCCAGTTCGGTGATGTTCTCCCGCATCAAGTCTGAAAAGCTTTGGGACATCGGCTTTTTGCTGTGACCCTGGAGGGAAGCTATCCGGTCCTCAAATTGCTCGTAGACCGGTTCCCACGACACGCTTTCGGTCGTATCGGACGCGCTTTTCTGCATCTCGGAAGCCGCCAGCGCCAGTTCGCGCAGCATGGCGAGGTCATAGATCTGGTCGGCGAAGGACCGGGCGCCAACTAGGCCGGCGCCATCGCCGGTGATCTTGGCGAGATAGGACGGACCGCCCAGCTCCTTCATCGTTGGGTCATCTTCAAAATATGGCTTCATCGTCACCGGAGTGCACGTCACGCCATCGTCGATCAGCTGCATCGCCTTTTCAAAGATCCGGGCATGCATCGGCTCGTAGAAGTGCTCCGGCCGAAGCTTCCCGCGGACATCATCGCCAATCCGGTTTTCGATCAGAAGCGCACCAAGGAGCATGGCTTCCGCCTCGACGTTCCGCGGGACCTTTATGCCGGCTTCCTCGCCGGGGGAATGCCGGACATAGTTTTCCTCTGAAAAATCACTCGGCATGAAACGCATCCACATCGGCTTGGGTATATTCGGGATAATCGCCGTCTGCTTCATACACCAGGCGGCTTTCAGGGATCCAGCGGAACCGGGAGTCGCCATCCCCTCCTTTTAGCCACACCATGACGCAATAGCTGGTCGCGGTTGATGCGCGGCGCGGAAGGCCGGTTTTTTCGTCGAGATTGAAAATATCTGGTTTTCCAGCCTGGATCAGTCGGCCCTTGAGCAGCACGACCCGCTCCGCGTAGATTACCACGAAGTCCGGCGGATTGTGCGAGAATATATCGCGGTGACGGTCACCGCTCTCCAGAAAGCTGGTCCGCACGAACATCGCCACGCCCTTTTTTGCGACCTTGAGCGCGGTCATGATGAACTGCTTTGCGATGCGGAACGGCGGGTTTGTGAATACCCAGTCGCGCTTCGGCTCTGTCCATCCGGTGATTGTGAAATCGATGATTTCATGCCGCAGGTTTGTCTGCGCAATCCGCGGCCGATCATTGTAATCGAAAATATCGCTGGCCCGGACGTCTTCGAAATAATCCAGCATGCCGCGGACCATGTGCATCTCGCCGCAGGCCGGCTCCCAAGCCGTGTCTGTCCGGTTCATCATGCCCTCGCCCTTGAGCCAGAAAAGGAACGCGCGCACGGCCCATGGCGGCGTCGGGAAATAGTCGAGGCTGTCCGCCGGTTCGGTTCTTTGCGCCATCACGGCTGAACTGGTGTTCTGATTCTTCTTCATTTTCCCGCCTTGGTATTGTCCTTGAGCCATTTCTCCGCCTGCTTGAGCTGCTCGACCAGGTCGTTTCCTGCTTCAAAATCCCATGGGGGAATTATCTCGAGCTTGTTCAGGAGCCAGTGCAGCTGCCCCAGCGAGTCGGACTCGTCGTCGTTATCGGTCATCACGCCCACGGACTGAGCCTTCACGATGCTCAGCGCCTTCCACATCTCGCGCTTGACCCCGAACTTTCGCTTGCCCAGCCAATAACGGCGCCAGCTCTGATTATGGATAGGCGTGGCTTCAAATCCCAGAACCTGGGCGGCATGCTCGATCGTCGCAACGCTGCCAACCATCGTCTTGATGGTCTTCGGGCTGGTCGTGAATGACGTTGCGTCATCCTTTCGGCCACCGGTCGGGACGAGGAAATTCTCGTACCCGATTGCGCCCAGACCACCAAAATTGCGGTCCGCCCAAGCGACGTGCTCCCAGATCAGGTCCCAAGTCGGCCCCATGCTCCCATCGGTCCGCGCCGATGGGAGCCTGATCACGCCCGTATAGGGGCGCTTCAATTTTGGGCTGTAGGCTGAAAATCCAAGGTTCGTGCCGATGTCATACGCGATGACTCCCCGTGCGGCATCCATCAGTTTACAGTCGCGTCAGCGGGAACATCCGCGTCCTTCTTCGCGTCGTAGAATTCATCAACGCTTTTTTTCGCGGGAGTGTCGCCGACCCCGGCTTCGGCCGGGGCCTTTTTCCCAGCCTTAGTTGATGACTTCTTCGCGTCGAGCGCGGACGAAACCTTGTTTTCGCCTTCGGACCGGTCGACCAGGTCATCATCCGGCAGCAGCCCCATCTCGCGCGCCAGCGGGATGAACGTCCGCATATAGTCGTAGCAGACATCGACCTTGCCGGCAGCGAGCTGCCGGATCTTCTTCACCGCGGCTATATTGCCGTGATAATCCTTTTCAATCCGCTTGTACTCAGCGCCAACCGCGCCCATCGCCTTGCCCTGCGCAGTCTCAAGGTGAGACATCTTGCCGTTCTTGTCGATGATCTTGGCAATCTCCGCAACATTGGCCCGGGTGTGCGGCACCGGCTCCATGCGTTCCTCTTCTTCGTCGCTAATTTCCCTCATATTCGGGTTCCTTCTCACTATGCGGCTCCGATGGTGGCACCGCTTTCAAATTCGCCACATAGTCATATGGCGAAATCTCGATCCCGGCCTTCGCAGCCCGGTCAATGATGTGTTGATAATCGGGCGGCTGAACGCGGCCCGTGCTCTCTATGCTGCGCACTTTGGTCACCGGCCAGCCAAGGATCCGCGCTATTTCGGCGCGGTTGCCTCCCAGTTTCCTAATTATGCGAGCACCCGTTGTTTCGTCAGTCATGAATGCCAAGTGTCTTTTTATAGCAGCCCTGTCAAGACGGCTTCTTATTTTTTATTGTTACTCACCATCTTTTTTTACCATTTCTGTAAAAATAATGCGTTTCTGGGTTGCGCGGCATGTTTTTTTCTGCAACATGACCCTCGTTGCAAACGCACGGGTGAATATGACAAGCATAGCACGACCAGAAGCCGGTTTCTTCCAGATGTCGCTCGTAAAGGGTGGCCAGAAGGTTGGTATCAGGATCTGGTACGGCCAACCCCTCGAGCCAGATACGCGCGAGGTTATGGACAGGTCTCTTTCATGGAATGCGGAATGCAACGGCCGGCACATCGATTTTGATCGTGTCTGGCCGCAATGTGTTGGAGACCCGATCAGTGAAGATGACTACCGATATTATGCAGAAGGCACGGCATGGGCAATTGAGCATGAGCCGGACGACCCCCGGGCCAATCCCGGCCGCAGAACGGACTGGCTCACCGCTCCCGAACCCTTCTAGCGAGGCGGGACAATGAGACGGTACCGCTACAACGGCGCCTACGGCAAGGCGATCGGGGAGCGCAACAGGGCAGCGATCGAGGAAATGCTCAAGCGCTACCCCGGCATCCGCGGCAAGGAGATAGCGAAGAAGCTCGGCCTGAACGTGTCGATCGTCAGCAAGCATATCCAGAAAATACGGGAGACGTGGCTATGAGCATGATCGGCGACAACAGCAAGGACATCACCCTGGCTACCCAGGCGCGCGAGGACGCGGTGGACCAGTTCGCCGATAACATCCGGCTCGCCCAGCGCAAGCTCGATTCCTACGGCCGCGTTCCGGAAAAGCTGGATCTGGACAGTTCCATCGCTGCGACGGACCTGATCGCGCAGATCAAGGCCGTTCTGGAGCAGATGCGCCAGATCCGCGGCCAGCTGGTCACTCCTTACAACGACGCGGTTTCCGCGATCGATGCGCACGTCATCGGCATTCGCGATGAGCTGGTTGAAGCCGAGCAGGAAATCACGGCCCGGCTGAACCAGTACCAGCGCGACCAGGACGCGCTCGCAAAGGCCCAGAAGCTCGAGCAGGCGCAGCAAACCATTGATGATCCAATGCCGGGCGCCAGCCGCCCGCCGGTGAAGCGCGCGCGGTCGACCGTGATCAGCACCGGCGGTGCCAAGGCCACGCTCAGGGACAAGACCGTGATCCAGATCACGGATGTGAAGCTGCTGCCCGAGCGGTACCTGAACCGGCCGGCGGTGCGGGAGGCGCTGCGCAAGGAAATGCAGCGCGACGTGGAAAAGGGAGACCGGTTCGACGGTATCATGGTTACCACCGAGAAACAGACGCAAATCCGCCAATAGTCAAAGGAGACGATCATGGATAATAATACGAGAAAGAAGCTGGCCAACGCCCTTGGCGTTCACTGTAAGCACGCGCTGCTCAATGCCGAGAAATTGCAGCGCGTGAGCGGCGCACCGAAAGAATTCCTGTCCGTGCCGCGGTCGATTGACCAGGGATCGCTCCATGACATGGTTGTGGCCGGCTGGGTATCGCCGATGGGCGAACTTACCGCCACCGGGGAGATGCTCCACCACTTCCTGCAGGCCGAGCAGGGGGACAGCACAAATGGGTAAGGAAATCACAAACTACGGCGACCGCATCGCAGCGCCGGCGAACCTGTCTGACTATGGCATCGATCGCCGGCAATGGGGTACCCTGGTCGGCGCCATCTTCCCGTCGGCGCAAACCCCCGAAGCCGTGCTCATGGCAATCCAGTATTGCAAGCAGCGCAATCTCGATATCTTCAAGCGCGTGGTGCACATCGTCCCGATGTACGACTCGAAGCTGAAACGCGAGGTCGAAACGGTCTGGCCCGGGATCGCAGAGATTCGCACCACGGCTCACCGCACCGGGGCATATGCCGGCATTGACGCGACCGAGTTCGGCCCGGAGAAGGTCCGGGACTTCAAGGGTACAAACCGATCAGGCAAGTCCTATTCCGCCAAGGATGTCCGGTACCCGGAATATGCCCAGATCACGGTCTATAAAATGATGGGCAATACCCGCTGTGCATTCGTCGGGCCGAAAGTCTTCTGGACAGAGATTTGTTCCGGACTGGGCGGCACCCGCGTCCCTAACACCCGCTGGCAGGAGAACCCGTACCAGATGCTCGACAAATGCGCCGAAGCCGCCGCGCTGCGCCGCGCGTTCCCGGAAGAACTGGGCGACACCTATGCCGCGGAAGAGATGGAGGGCAAGACGATCGACGCGGGCGATGTCGATGGTGAGCCGGCCGAGACACAGGTTCGCAAGGATCCGCCGCGCAAGCAGGAACGGGAGACTGCGGAGCCGGCCGTCGATGGAGGGGAGCAAGCGGATAGCTATGAGGACCGGTACATGCAAAACCTTGCATCGGTGTCCGCGTTGCCAAATTTCGATGTCGGGTTGACGATATTGGAAAAAGACCGGGCAGCGATCGGCGAAGAGCTTTACGATCGGCTCGTGGCGGAGACGGAAAGCGCGCGCGCCACGTTCTGCAAGGCGAACCGGGTCCCGGATGTGATCGAGTTCGAAATCAAGGGCCATCTCGAAGAGAACGCTGCAGATCCGGTCGCGATCAAGAACATCCACGACGCCTACCGGGTCGAAATCGAGAACCTTCCAGCCAAGCGCCGCACCGCGATCGAGGATCTTATCGATATCTCGCTCGACGAAGCCGCCCGGGTCTCGAAAGACCAGCCAGGTGATCCGGATCCAGAAATCGAAGAAACAGATGCCTCAGAAGAAGGAACGACCGAAAATGAGTAAGATCCGCCTGATCGACCAGATCGCAGCGACTGAAAATGTCGAAAAGACCGCAGCGGAGCGCATGATTGATACCGTTTTCGGTGCGTTGCCGGCCGCGCTGGGGCAGGGGAAGGTCATCATCCCCGGCTTTGGTATCTTCGACAGGGTTGTTCGGAAGGGCAAAATGGCCCGAAACCCTCGCACCGGCGAGCCTGTCAGGGTTGCCGATAAGACAATCACGCGGTTCCGGGACACGGTGTCGTGATTGTGTCAGAAACCCGGAACCAGAAAGCTGTCATGGATGCGATCCTGACCATCCAGGCTGAAATCAGGCGGCGCAAGCTGTCGATCGTCAATGTGCGCATGGGCTTCTTTCTGGCCCGCGACATCAACCATTACAGCGGCGTGAAGCCGAATTCCGGTCAATACATGCCTATCAGCACCCTGATATCAGGAAATGCGCGGGTCGACGGCCTGGATGACCGCTTGCGCGTGTTTTGCATAGGCGCCGACAGCAAGAGGATCGGCGTTTTTACCTATCTCCCACACGAAGCCACGGAAAGGCAGATTACATGGAAGCTCCCTTGAAAAAGCAGGCAGGAATCAGCATTGGATGGTTCAGGCCGGTCGCGATGCACCCCGACATGGAAGATATCATCGCGAGGATCGAGAAGAGCGCAGACAAGCGCCTCGCGACATGGAATATCCACACGACGCATGTCGCGCCCACGCAAATGTCCTACGTCGCTATGCACGGGATGGGATCTATCCATCTCAGCGGTCGCGGCCGGGACGACAAGCCAGGCGGGATCTTCCATTTCGTGCTGCAGGCCCAGAACCGGCCGGTGCTGATGACCGCACCGGTGGGACCGGCGAACCGGTCCGTGATCGAGACGCCAATCAGCCCACTGGTCGCGCCGCAGCCCTTCGCGATCGGAGCGGTGGAACTCAAGGCAGGCATGGCCATCCACATGGATCCGGAGATGCATTACCAGGGTATCACGCAATTTCCGGTACCAAACACCCCTATTCACGCCGTCAAACCTCCAACCGCGGCAATCATCATGGTGAGCGGGTTCGAACGCGAAGACGTTGCCGGCGCGCATGACTATGCGACGAAAACCTTGGAACTGGACCGGGGATTCTGGGCCAAATAATCGAACAGGAAGGAAAATTGATGGCAGAGCCTCAGAAAAGCCTCGCATGCCTTGGAACAGTCGCCGACGGCGCAGAAATAGATATCGACGTCAATCGGCTGGTAGGCGCCCATCTGGGCATCGTCGGAAACTCAGGTTCCGGCAAGTCCGGCCTGATCCGCAAGCTGCTCGAGGCCACGCACGGGAAGATCCAGCACATCGTGCTCGACTCCGAGGATGAATTTTACACCCTGCGCGAGAAATTCAACTATGTCATCGCCGGCGGAGAGGACGGAGACACGGCCGCGACCAATGCGAACGCGAAATCCCTCGCCCTGACGGCGCTCGAGCACGGCATCTCCATGATTTGCCAGATCAATGACCTGGGCCGGGAGGGCGCGCGCGAGTTCATTTCGACGTTCATCGACGCCCTGATCACCGCGCCGCGCGACCTGTGGCACCCTTGCCTGATCGTGATCGACGAAGCCCACCGCTTTGACAGCGCGGCGATCGGCCGGCTCACAGCCGAGGGACGCAAGAGGGGCTTTACGGCCGTCATCGCTACCCAGCGGCTGCCAAAGATGGACCCGGACGTGCGCGGGGACCTGAACAACTGGATCATGGGCCGTGTCGGGCAGAGCCTCGACAAGAAGCACATGGCGGACCAGATGGGGATGACGCCTACCGAGGCGAAGGAGGCCCTGAAACTCCAGAAGCGGCAATTCTGGGCCATGGGCCCTGCGATATCGTTCGACCCGGTGCTTTTCACCGTCGGAGAGGTTGAAACGACGATTATCGAGTCCGGCCAGGCGCGGGTATCGACGCCGCCGGCACCGGATGACCTGAGAGAGGTTCTCGCAGCGCTGGCTACGCCGCCGCCACCGTCCGAGACCACGAACGATTCCGCTGCCACGCCGGCACAGCCTTCCCGGGAATTGCAGAATTTTCTTGCAGAAAAGGATGCAAAGATTGCGGATCTGCAAGCGCTGAACGCAGAATTGGCCAAGGAAACCGAGGTATATGAGGCGTTTTGCCTGAAAATACGCGGCATTCTCGTGAATGAGTGGCCTGTGGGGCCGGTGGCAGACGCACTGTGCACCGATCGGATCAAAGGCATGGAGGTCGGCGGGAAGCCCGTCGGCAGGGCCTTGGCCATTGAAAAGACCATCGGCGTCGATATAGAGAAGGATCCTAGCCGGGACTGCTTCCCTACCAGCACAATAAGCGGATCCCCCCCGGATAGGACATCTCCCCGGACAGAAGACCGGCCCGCGCCAGAAGCAATCAATCTCAACGCCGCTGCGGTGAAGATGATAGATATGCTCGAGCGCATCGCGCCGGCAAAGGTTACCTGGGCCAGCCTTGCTGCCATGATCGGGAACAAGTCCCGTGGCGGGAACTTCAATGCCGCTCGCAAGGGTATGCGGGAGAGCGGCCTTATCAGGGAAGACGGCAACCTGGTCTATTCAGCCGATGATCCGAAGGACGGCATGACGCGGGATGAAGCTATTTCACTGTGGAAAGGGGTTCTGACTGCCCGAGTGCCCGACATGATCGATGTCCTGAATGTTTGGCGGGACATGTCCAGGCAGGAACTGGCAGAGAAGCTCGGTGTCGCCGCAAAGGGCGGGCATTGGAACAACAGCCTCTCGCAGCTGCTGCGCAACGGCATCGTTACGGAACAGAACGGGCTGCTCAACTTGGCCAAGCCGCTGCCGGGAGAGAGATGATGGGCCTCAAACCGGGTGTGCATCTTGCCGAAGATGAGCAAAAGGACCAGATTTTCGAGATAGTCGAGAAGATCCGCGCCGCAACGCACTCCGAACGTGCCGATGATATTGAACTGCACCTGTCGTTTTGCATGACTGCAGCCGCGATCTATATCGGTACACAATTCGGTATAGCTGTGGCTGGAGGGTTGCAGACGAATGACCTGGCCGCGAAAAAGAAGGTTAAGCGTATGATCGCTCGCAATTTCGACGCCGGCGTTGATGTGGGGTTACGGGCGGCTTCGCGCATCGCCAAAGAAGATGGGTCGATGCAATGAGCGATTCCGCGAAGCAGGTGCTTGAGGCTCTGAGCACTATAAAGGCTCTTTCAATCCGTCAGCCATGGTGTCACCGGATCCTGCACGATGGCAAAGACGTTGAGAACCGCGACTGGTCGACGAAAGTTCGCGGCTGGGTACTGATCCACGCATCACAGTCGCTGCAGGAAGACCGGAAAATGATACGCAGCCTGCAGCTGCCGCTCGGCGGGATCGTCGGCGCCATGAAAATCAGCGATTGTGTGACCGAAATGGACAGCAAGTGGTTTTATGGCAGCCACGGCTTTGTCATATCCGATCGTCTCCAGCTTCCGCTCATCCCGCTCAAAGGAAAGCTCGGGTTCTTCGATCCTTGCGAAGAAGTCAGAAACTCAATTCGGGCCTTCTTATCCGGAAATACAGTGGATTACGACTATGCCCCGGACTGCGGCCAATGCGGAGGAACGGGCTTCACCTTCGAATGCATTGATGGCCAGTGCATTGATGCGGAAATCGGCTGCGATATGTGCACCGGACCATGTGAGTATTGCTCATGACGATGCCAGCAGCATGGAGGGCCGGGTACGAATGGGCTTATGATCGCGGGCCCTTTGCCGGCATGGATGCTTCCGATGCATGTGAGGCGGCTGGCTACGATCTTGACGATGTCGTCAACGGAGAGTTGTGGAGCGCGGGAGCGGAAGCCGCGCAAAACGAGCAGATTGAAGACCTGAGTCTATGACCGAAAAAAGGAGAAAATCGATGGCGAAGAAGAAAGACACGATCGGCCACGCGGCCGCAGCGGATCTGGGGGGAGAAGCACAGCGCGGTGCTTTCCGCGAGATAACAGAATTTGGCTCTTCGATAGCCCGATACAGTCCGCTGGACGATCCATCCGCAGAGTTTAAGGGAACTGGCTCTTTGCCCCACACCGGGCCTTTTGTGCGGACCAGCGAGGTTACCGCCCAGGAAGCATTTGAATGCGCTATCTCAGACGCAATCGGTGACGTTGCGTAATTGATGTAGCCACTCTCCTGCTTGATACGGAATCACCCGCGAGGGGTTCCAAAGAAGGAGAGTGACCGATGACTATTTATGCAGGTTTGGATGTAAGTGACAAGACCACACATATTTGCGTGGTGGATGATGCCGGCGCTATTGTTCGCCGGGATGTGGTGGCAAGCGATCCGGAGGTGCTGGCCAAGTGGCTGGCCAAGCATTGCGCTGATCTGACCCGCGTAGTTCTGGAAACCGGACCGCTCTCGACATTCCTCTATCACGGCCTGACCGAGCGGGCTGTGCCGGTGGTGTGCATCTGCGCGCGACATGCGAAGAAGGCGCTGTCTGCCAGGGTGAACAAGTCTGATGTGAATGATGCCGAGAGCCTGGCACAGCTGTGCCGCACCGGTTGGTACAAGCGCGTGCATATGAAGGCAGGCGCCACCCATATCGACCGCGCGGCGCTCAAGATCAGGGCTCAGCTGATCGGCTCGCGGGGCAGCTTTGCCAATCAGTTGCGCGGCATGCTCAAGCTGTTCGGCCTGCGCATGGGGCGCGTGACGACGCCGGGCAAGCGGGGCGAACGGCTGGACGCGCTGTTCACCCAGCGGCCTGACTTGCGGCCCGTGTTCATGCCACTGATCGAGAGTATCGAAGCACTGGACGCACAGCTTGCTCTGTCATCAAAGCTGCTGGATGCCCGGGCCGCCAGCGATCTGGTGGCAACGCGGCTGATGAGCGTTCCCGGGGTCGGGCCGATCACAGCGCTCACCTTCAAATCTGCAATCGAGGATCCGGGACGGTTCAGGCGGAGCGCGGACGCCGGGGCTTATGCAGGGCTTGCGCCCAGACGCTCGCAATCGGGGGAACGGGACTATAACGGCCGCATCTCCAAGGCGGGTGATCCAATGCTGCGCAGCGCGCTTTATGAAGCGGCGAACAATCTGCTGGTCCGGGTCAAACGTCCCTTTGCATTGCAGACATGGGGGAAGAAGCTGGCCGAGACCAAAGGCCACAAGCGCGCACGGGTTGCCGTGGCCCGTAAGCTGGCAGCCCTGCTTCACACGCTTTGGCAATCGGAAACGGACTTCTGCTGGAACTGACAGCAGACAGGGAACCGCAATACGGGACCGATAGCCAGAACGGGCGATCTCGTTTGTACTGTTGAAGGTTCTACCTCGCCGGTGACACAGAGACGTCCAACTCAATCCGCCTGACCGCAATCATGAAGGCTCGGACAATATGGCTCCTCAGCCGTTCGCAGACCTCGAAGACAACCATTTGGTGATCGGGATGGAAACAAAAAGGATGGCTAGCCTATGGGAAAATCAATTAGACAACGGTACTGTAGTGGGAATCTCAGATGGCCGCGCAAGCTTCACGACCGGGTTGCTCGGAGCCACCGTTGTGCCAGACTATTCATCAGGCCAGCTCACCGGAAAGCGCTTGTGGATGATCGAAAAGCGCATCCAGCTGCTCGAGCATAAGCTATCGTTGGAGGCCACGCCGGATGAGATTGGCCACATCAACGATAGCTACGGGTACTGATCACTGAAATCGAGAAAGGAGCCTGACATGGCCGAACAAACGAACATCGAATGGGCGGACAGCACCGCCAACTTCTGGGCCGGCTGCACCAAGGTCAGCCCCGCATGCGACCATTGCTACGCTGAGGGACTGATGGACACCCGCATGCACCGCGCCAAATGGGGCCCGCACGGAGTTCGCGCCTATATCAAGCAGGGCTGGGCTGATATCCGCAAATGGCAGCGCCAGGCAGCGATCTTCCATGTCATCCATGGGCGCCGGCGGCGGGTCTTCATCAACAGCCTCAGTGATTTCTTCGACAATCACAAATCGATCACGTGGCGCGCAGAAGCGTGGGACCTGATGCGCGAATGCCCGGACGTCATCTTCATGCTGCTCACGAAGCTCCCGCAGAACATCAAGAAGATGCTGCCAGCCGACTGGGGCGATGGATGGGAGAACGTCTGGATCGGCTGCACCGCTGAAAACCAGGTCGAATATGATCGACGGGTACCGGTTCTGCTCACAGTGCCAGCCAGGTTGCGCTTCCTGTCCATGGAGCCGCTTCTCGGTACCGTTCGTTTCGATGATATCTGCATCGACGGCTTCACCGTGAATCCCTTGACCGGTCACTGGGACAATGACGGCCCGGAAAAGATGCACGGGGCCATTGGCCCGAAGATTGGCTGGATCATAGTCGGCGGAGAAAGCGGGAAGGGCGCGCGGGGTATCGATGTGGAAGCGGCTCGCTCGATCCGAAATGAGTGTGTCAAGACGAACACGCCGTTCATGATGAAGCAAATGAGCGGGGAGACAAGGCCGCTGCCGGCGATCCCGGCCGATCTGATGTTCCGGCAGTTTCCGGATATAGTTTGAGAGGTAGGTGGCATGAACACAGATGAAGATGTTGGCGTAGAAAACGCACTGGGATATTTGATAGGTTGCGGGCTTTTGTGCGCGCTCATCGCCGGCGTCGTCTTGATTTGCTACTTGATTTGGAGGTTTTTTATATGAACTTGACTGTGGCAGTCTGGATCGCGGTGCCGATCGTGTTTATCGGCTTGGTCATCTATGTTTACTGGTCCGCGCCGCCAATATCGAAGGACAGCCAAGATGAACAGGGATGACGCCCCCCTATTCACGCCATCCGGCGCGATCGATCCATCTTCCGCAGCTGCCCGGCTGAACGACCGGAAGAGAAACGCCACCAAACGCTTGAAGCGGGCCAGGGCGCGGCACATGCGGCAGCTGATGGGCCTTCCTGCAGATACACGGCTGGAAGAACCCATCTACATCATACCCATGGAGAAATATCATGCACATCGCTAAGAAATTTGCGGCCGGCTTCCTGATAGTCAGCGCGATCGGATTCGGACTGTTCTTTGCCAATGGAGACCCATCGATTTTCCCTAGATATGTCCTCCTGCAGATTTTTGTTTCCCTGCATGCGGGGCTGATCGCGATGTTCATTGGTGATGAACGATAAAAAAGGGAATTGTATAGATGACTTCTGATACCCAACGCCCGGCGGGCGCATCATTACATTGTCCGCATAGCGATCTACACTTTCATCTTAACAACGTCGGTGCCAGCGACACAAACCTGCACTATCTCGAAATCACTGCGAAATGCTCGATTTGTGACATCGACATGGTGTTCCGAGGCGGCCTGATGGGCATTAGCCCAAATCATCCTACATGCTCGGTTGATGGAAAAGAGATGCGGATTCCCTTCCTTGGTGAGGGAGAGGAATTGACTGGCTCGCCTATAGGCTATTCGATTAAAGCCCGATGAATGGGAGTAACGTGTACAATTCTCTAAAAAAAGGGCCGGAGAACTAGCCCCGGCCCTTCCTTTTTGTTGATGTTGGCCGGTTTTTAGCGGCAGTTGACGCCCGTACCTGGACCACAATCCTCATCGATCGGAACCACCGGCTCTTCGTCTACCGGGGCAGGGTTCGATGGAGGCTGGTTTTCTTCACATGCGACAAGCGCGATCGGCGCCAGTGCCATCAGCAAGCAGATTTTCAGATTTTTCATGATAAAAGCCCTCTTTTTGGGAGGCCGTGATGTATCACATTTTCGGGAACGTGCAAAATATTCTGCATCACGATAATTTTTGCTGCCTCATTTGAGGAAGCAAAAATTATCGCGGACATGAAATAGCCCCGGACGCATACCGGTGCGCCCGGGGCTTGGGGAGGGTCTGTCAGGCATCGGGGATTAGCCTGACGTCTTTTCCTGTCACTGAATTCAATGATTGTCAATAAATTCAGGGTTGATCCGGAACGATGCCCTGGGGCCAGGCATCAACTGCATTCTGCCGGCGCGCATCGCACAAAGCCACATCGGTCATCCCGGAACGGATAGCGGCCTCAGTATCTGCAGCTGTCATCGATCCATCGGCCTGCTTAGTCAGCGGTGTCCACTGGCACGGCTTCTTGGCTTCCTCTGGTGCTGACGGGATTGTAAAGGCCAAGGGCGGCGGCGTCCTGTTCGATCCCAAACACGCGCTCAGGCTCAAGGCAGCGAGTCCGGCCGCTATCAGTTTCACGGAATTCACGGATCGTGCTGGTCGATCGGATGATGACCGGATCAATAGTGCGCATTTGGTTGGCAAAATCGACGGCCGCGTTGGCGAGGCGGGCAGCATTCTCAAGCTTGAGCGATGAGATTTCGATGTTCTTGGCTTCCACGGCATCTTTCCACAATCCTCTCTCTTCCAGCTTGCCGGCATGCTCACGGCTGTTTCCGTAAACCCAGACCAGGAAAAAGGCCAGAGCAAGCGCACCTGCTCCGGCCCCTAATTTCCAGAGCACTAGACGCCCTGAGTCTCTGTGGTGACACCATCGCGGATGAATGCCGCCAGAATAGCTGTCACAATGATCTGGGCCGTGTTGGCCAGATCAACCTCGCCGGTGAAGTAGGCTGCCAGCGCACCAATCACGGCCAAGCCGGCGGTGATATAGGTTTTCTTACCCTTGAGCATGTAGATTTCCTTTCCTGTTTGGAATGCCGCCTATATCCCGAAAACGCGAACTGGTCAAAGTCTCAGAAAGGGCCCCTTTTCAATGACGGGTTCGTGCTTCGGGCAGTGACCGAATACACGGAACGGAGAGAGCCTGCCAGTCAGGCCGCGGCCGGTGATCGGCTGCTTGCGGATCTCGAAGTGCAGGTGCTGATCCAGGCCCTTCATCGATTTCGCGTTGCCGCTGTTGCCGGTCAATCCGAGCTGCTGCCCCTTGACCACCCGCTGCCCAACCTCGACGTCGATCCGGGACAGGTGGCAATAGACCGCATAATATTTTCTCTCAATTCCGTCGTTGTCCATGTCGAACATGAATTCCATGATGACGTGCTTGCCATAGGCATAGGTCTCGCGGACCATCTCGATGCGGCCGTCGGCGATCGCATAGGTCCGGTACCCGGGCGGGGAGTAGAAGTCCCACCCCTGGTGCGGGCGCTTCCCGCCGTTGCGCACCATGCCAAATGTGTGATTCTCCAGTCCGCGCCGGATCTGGTTCGACAAGAGGGGCCATCCAATCTTCGGGCTCATATTTTCATCCTTTGGTAATTGAGCCCGCCGGATATCACTTTTTGCCAGAAATGTCTCGCTCGGAAATTTCCTTCACGGTGCGCTTGTGCAGCGCTGTCAGGCCTTCGCGTGAGGCAAACGACAGCAGCGCCGCCAAGGCTGCAGACCACCGGACAGACAGGCCGGGATATTCGTTGATGGCGATGACGATCAGGAAGATCATGGCGTAGGCAGCTATCTGCATCGCAAGCCAGTGCTTTGGAAGATCCCGGGAGTTTTGTCTTTCGCGCGCCCAGGCCGCAGCAGTTCCACCGAACAGACCGATGATAACCGCAAGAAACAGAGGGATGGATTCTGATGTGATGCCTATGGCCGCAAATACTGACATGATCCCGGTGACACCTTTCTTGGCCACAGCCGCGGATCCAGAAGCGATCATTAGAACATGCCCAAATAAGTTACCGGGAACGATACCACCAAAACGATTATCATCAAGCGATGCTGTACCAACCAGTCCTGTTTATTTTGTCGCAAGATGTGATGAAACAGGAAAATGAGCAGGAAAAGCAGAACCATTGCAGCATTGGCGGGCCAGATATCGGCCAGGTCATCCGCTATTTCGAGCCACTCTAGGCGACCATCCAGAAGTCGGCGCCAGAAAGAAAGCAATGGGATCAACCCCAGGGACACGGCGCCGATCGACAGTAGATATCTTTTGATCGGAATGTCCTCGTGGTCCTTGCTATGTATCCAGAGCGCCAGAGCAGCGATTGCTTCGTAAACCAACAGCGCGCCGGCGAAGATGTTGGCCAATTGCATAGCTTTGAAGAAAAGTTCCATCGGGCATCCTTAGAGCAGTTTGATTTTTAAGCAAAACTTAGGGCTCTCGCGCCGATGTCGATCGGCAGGCCCCAATAACCGATAACGATTTCTTTGTGAATAGCGGATGGACCGCCGAAAAATATCCATCGTCGTCGTGTCTCGATTTTCGCGATTGGAAAGATCGCGTTGTTAGCGGTCCCTCCCA